CAGAATATGTATAACCTTGGATCGGCTCTTATAAAGGCTATGGGATACCAGAATGTCGATGACTTCCTAACCCCACCGCCTCCACCACAGCCACAACAGCCTAGCCCAGAACAGCAGATGCAACAGATGGAGTTGCAGAACAAAGCAAAAGAACTGGAGATCAAACAAGGTGAACTTCAAGTTAAAATGATGAAAGTCCAACAGGAGGCCGCAGATGACGCTGTAAGCAATCAGTTAAAAGCCGCAGAACTTTCACTAGAAGCACGACAAAATAGGCCAGTAGCCATAGGATAAACATGACCGAACAACGAGAGCAACAAGCGAACCGCCTGCTCAACGACCCACTATACAACGAAGCATTTGACCTTTTAGCAGAAAACATTCACAACACTTGGACAAGTACAAGTATTGATGAAGTGGAAGCCAGAGAACAAGCATGGCTTTCTTTACGACTCTTAGAGCGGATACGCCTTCATCTAACCACGATCATTGAGACTGGAGAGATGGCGAAGAAACTCAAAGAATATCACATCTAAAAGGAGAAAAAATTAATGGCAGAGAATACCATTGACCCGCGCCCTGTAGAACCCGGTAGTATTTCAGAAGCGCAAAATGCTTTCCTTGGAATCTTGGAGCCTGAAGAGGCCAAACCAGAAGCCGAGGCAAGCGAACCTACAGAAGTTGAAGAGTCTACTGAGGAAACTCAAGACGAATCATTGGACGAGGTTTCCGAGGAGTTGGAGGAAGAATCTGAAGTTGAAGAGGATTCCGATGAAGATTCTGAGGAGGAGTCAGAAGAGGAGGAGGAAGTTGAGGAACTCTATACTGTAACCGTTAATGGTGAGCAGTTAGAAGTAACCCAAGACGAACTCATCAAAGGCTATAGCCGTCAGTCTGACTATACTAAAAAAACCCAAGAGATTGCAGAATATCGCAAGCAAGCCGAGGCTGTTGCTCAACAGGCACAGCAAGAGGTTTACCAGACTCAGCAATTTCGTCAGCAGTACATTGATGCCGCATCCGCTGTTGTAGAACAGCAATACGGTAGGCTGAACAATCTAGTCAATAATACAGATTGGGAGCGTTTAAAGATTGAGGATCGTGAAGAGTACCTTACAAAGAAAAGTGAGGTTTCTGATTTACAGGCTCAAATGCAACAGGATCAGGCAGGTATACAACAGGCTCAAGAGCAAGCGGCTCAAGAGCAACAGTATATGCAAGTCCAGATTGCTGAACAAGAACGCGCTAAACTTGAACAGGTTATTCCAGAATGGAAAGACCCTAAGTTCCGACAGGCAGTAAGCAAAGATATTTCTGAGTTTGCAATGTCTCAAGGATTTACTTCAGAAGAGTTATCCCAACTAACTGACCATAGATCACTCATCATACTTATGCAAGCCAAAGCATTTCAAGAAATGCAGAAAGCACAGCAGTCAACCAAGACTAAGAAGAAAGTAAAGACCGCTAAAATGGTTAAGTCTGGAACTGGTGGCAAAAAGAAAGATGAGAAAGCCAAAGTTAAACGTACTGCACAAATGAAGCGTCTTAAGGAGAGTGGTCATGTAAATGATTCTGTATCTCTCTTTGAGGATTTTGTAGACATTTAACAAAGGAGGTAATCTGCTATGGCAGTTCCCGGAAATACCCGATTGACCTTTGGTGGCGTACAAGTACGCGAAGACCTTAGTGATATCATTTATAACATTAGTCCTATGGACACGCCCTTCATGTCTGGCGCAGGTAAAGGCTCTTGCTCAAATACTCTGTTCGAGTGGCAGAAAGATGAGTTAGCCGCCGCCGCCGCAAACCAGAAACTTGAAGGTGACAATCCCACATCTTTGGCTGTTGTTGAGCCTGTTAAGTTGACCAACCAGACTCAGATTTCTGAGAAGGCTGTTCAGACTTCAGGTACGGCAGAAGCAGTTGATTGGGCAGGTCGTAAGTCCTCGCAAGCATATCAACTTGCCAAACGCGCTAAAGAAATTAAGCGTGACATGGAATTGATGCTTACTGGTAATGATGTTAAAGCGGCAGGTGCGGCAGGTGTTGCTCGTAAAACTGCGGCTCTTAACTCATGGCTTGGCGACGCTGTTGCCGCTGATTCTAACATCATTGATGGATCAGCAGGTACTTCTATCCTAAACGCAGGTACTGGTACGTCTTTTGCGGTTCCCGCGGGTGCTATTGCTGTGTTGACTATGGATATGGTCAATGATTGTGTACAGCAGGTGTGGACAGCAGGTGGAAGCCCTGATGTCATCATGTGTGATGCGTCATTGAAAGTTAAGATGTCGGCTTTGGCAGGTTCTGTCGTTGCTGATATTGTGACTAACCATGATAAAGCGTCACCCGCCCATGCGGTCAACTCTGTTGATGTAATCGTCACGGACTTTGGTACGTTTAAAATTGTACCTAGCCGTCTGTGTCTAGCAAACCAGTTGTATATCTTGGATTTCGATTTCTGGAGCATTGATTATTTGCGTCCATTTACAACCGAAACCCTTGCTAAGACTGGTGATTCCGTACAGCAGATGATGATTGCTGAGTATGGCCTTCGTGGTAAGAATGGTCAGGCAAACGGTTCTGTGATCGGCGTCAAAGCGGCGTAATGAGTTTGGCTCCCCTTCGGGGGAGCCTTTCTTTCTGAGGAAACTATGAGTAAAAAACTACTTAAAGAAGGTCTTAAAAAACCTAAAGAGCAAACAGTAAAGGAAAAACCTTACACTGTTAAAGCATCTGTACAGAAAGCAGTTAAGGATTTAAAAGCGATGTCTAAAGATAGAGGATCACTACCGCTATGAGAGAGAAGCATTACCGTAAAACTACAGTAGAGGAACACTCTGATGGTACAGCCAGTGTTGTTACTCATCAAGATGTAGAGGGTATATTAAATAACAATAAAGAATTATTAAATGACTATGGTGACAAACTTACTTTTGGTAAGCAACAGCATGGTATGAGAGTAGCATCTATCCCTGTAGGAATATGGGAACAGTGGATGAAAGAAACAAACGGTGCAATAGAGAAAGATACCAAGTTAATGAAAAAGTATCTTAACGATCCTAATAACGCTTTCTTACGCACAACACCAACGAGGCTATAACTATGTGGCTATATCAATCCCCACAGCCGGGCAACACCCAAGTTAACTACCCACAAATAAACGACAAAGTATATTACATTTCTCGTAGATAATGGCTATATCAAACTATACAGAACTTAAAACTGCTGTAGCGAACTGGTTAGATCGTGATGATCTGACTAATCGTATACCAGAGTTTATAGCATTAGCGGAGTCTAGGTTTAATCGCCTACTCCGCATTCGTGCTATGGAGTCTAAGCAAACCGCATCTACTGTAGCAGGACAACAGAACCTAGCATTACCTTCTAGGTTTATACAAATGCGTAATCTACAGATTAATACATCTCCTGTAACCCCAATGCAATATGTCACACCTGAAATATTTGACCGCTTATATGGCGGTTCTTCTAACGGTACTCCCAAGTTCTATACTATTATTGCTAATGAACTTCAGTTAGGCCCGACACCAGATACAGTACAGACAATAGAAATGTTGTTCTACGAAAGGTTTGAAAATCTTACAGACAGTGCGACAACTAACTGGATGATTACTAACGCTCCTGATATCTATTTGTACGGCGCTATGCTAGAAGCAGAGCCATTTATTATGAATGACCCTAGAGTTCAGATATGGGCTACTGCGTTTCAACAGGCTATTACAGACCTACAAGAACAAGACAATAGGGATAGGCACTCTGGTTCTGCACTGAGGGTAATGAATACTAGCGGGTATCCATGACAGCCCCTATAACGTGGGCTGAAGCCAGTTCACCTATCTACTGGTCTAACATAGGTATTAATTGGAATACTCCTGCTAAAACAGAATCAGAAACATTTGGAATAGATACCAGTTATATATTAGGTACAAATCATACACTGGTAGGCTATGCTGTTATTAGCGTTACAATGGGTTATCAAAATGGTAATTCATTTTTATGGAACCCAGTAACAGACCCTAACGATAACTGGACACCAGTATCAGAACCAACATCTATCTGGACAGAACAAGCAGACCCATCATCGGTATGGACTAAAAGTGATTACCCAGACTAATAAATTTAAAGCCGATGGAGGCTTAAGAATGAATCATACTACAGATATGAATCTTGCAATTAAAAATATATGGACTATTAATTGTTATGATTGTAATGGAAATTTAAAATGGGGAGAGACTAAAAAGAATCTAGTCACCACTGCGGGTCTTAATCATATTTTATCTAGCACTTTTGATGGTGGCACACAAATTACTACATGGTATGTAGGGTTAAAAAATGCAGGTTCTGTTGCGGCGGGTGACACTATGGCATCTCACGCAGGTTGGACTGAGGATGTTAATTACAGTCAAAGCGTGAGACAAACTCTTACACTTGGCACAGCCGCAAGCGGTAGCATTGATAACACAGCAAGCAAAGCAACATATTCTATAAATGCAACCTCTACTATTGCGGGAGCATTTATTACAAGTAACAATACTAAATCTGGTACATCAGGCACACTGTATGGTGTAGTTGATTTTTCATCTGCACGATCAGTAATATCAGGTGATACGCTTGAAGTTACCGTAACATTAACGGCGGCAAGTACATAATGGCATTAGAAACTGCAAACTGGGTAACACAATTAGTACAGACTAATCCTGTTGATGGCGATCCTGTAGGGGAAGGTGATGACCATCTTCGCATGGTAAAGACTGTTCTTAAGAATAGTTTTCCATCT